TGCAGAATAACTTACATTCAAGCAAATGGTGTAGCATCATCTGTTGTTGTGTTAAGAGATATTTCATCTGGTAGTTCAGGAGATAAAGTTTTTGAAGCTGATTTTGGAACAGAAGGTTTAGATATTTACGTTCCAGGAAATGGTATCAGATTCGAAAACGGTGTTCATGCAACCATGACTAACACAACGTCTTTGACTATTGGTTATACTGGCTAGGAGTTTACATGGCTAATACTACCTCGGGGACAACAACGTTCGACAAAACTTTTGCTATTGATGAGATAGTAGAAGAGGCATTCGAACGTATTGGATTGCAAAACGTTGCAGGGTATCAATTAAAATCTGCACGAAGATCTCTTAATATCTTGTTTCAAGAGTGGGGTAATAGAGGTATTCACTATTGGGAAATAGATGAGCTTGATCTAGATTTAATTGAAGGACAAGCAGAATACGATTTTTTTAGATCTAGTGATGATGGTACAAGCGCTGTTTCTACACCAGCAAATGTATTTGGAATGTCCGATGTCCTTGAAGCACAATTAAGATCTAATAGAACTCAGACAACACAATCAGATAGTCCTATGACAAAAGTAGATAGATCTACTTATGCAGGATTTTCAAACAAATTATCTAAAGGAACACCTAATCAATATTGGGTAGAAAGATTTATTGATAAAGTTAGAGTGCATGTTTACCCAACACCAGATTCTACAAATGCATCTAAAGATATGCATTTCTATTATATTAAAAGGATTCAAGACATAGGAGATTATACGAATGCAGCTGACGTACCATTTAGATTCGTGCCTTGTATGGTATCAGGACTTGCATATTATCTAGCACAAAAATATCAACCAAACTTAATTCAACCTATGAAATTAGTTTATGAAGACGAGTTTGCAAGAGCATTAGCAGAAGATGGTTCTGCTTCTAGCACACACATAACACCAAAAGCATACTACCCAGGAACATAATGAACAATTATAAAGATTATTTAAAAGCGACAAGAGAGTTAGGTTTAAAACCATTGCGTATAGATGAGTTTGAATCATTATTAGGAGCCTTAGATATGAATTCTATATTAAGGTTAACAGAGCAAATACAATCTGAAAAACCTATGGGACCTGGAGGTAAATAATGGCAAAATACGCAACAGGAAAATATGCAAGAGCAATATCAGACAGATCTGGTATGGAGTTTCCATACAAAGAAATGGTCAGAGAATGGAATGGTGCTTTTGTACACGTATCTGAATTTGAACCAAAGCAACCACAATTAGAACCAAAACCTATGAATGGTGATTCTATATCTTTGAGACACGTAAGACCAGATAGAATAGAAACTGCAGTCCCTAGAATATTACCTTTAAATCCATTTACAACAACAAATGGATCTACAACAATATCAGTTAATGAACCAGATCATGGTCGGTCTACAAATGATAGAGTTAGATTTAGAGATGCAAATGTAGTTGGTGGTGTAGCTGCAGCAACAATAAATTTAGCTGCAGGGTATTTAATTACAAAAGTGGATGCTGATAATTATACCTTTGCAACAAGCACAACATCTAGTATAACTGAAACAGGAGGAGGTGGTTCTGCATCAGCGGGACCAGTAACAGTAACGGCATGATAAATAAAATAAAAATTTTTTGGTATAGATTTTTAAAAAAACAATATTGTTGGGAACATTCTTGTTTTACAAAAAGTTGTTTAAATTGTTTGGAGATAGTTAAATAATGGCTGGATTAAGCGCATCAGGATTAAAAACACAAATTAGAAGTTATACAGAAACAGATTCTAATGTTTTAACAGATGCTGTTTTAGAAAATATAATTTTAAACGCACAGTATAGAATATTTCGAGATGTGCCTATTGATGCAGATAGAAAACAACAACTTGGTAATTTTGTTGCTGGACAAGAATCTATTAACTGTCCTGCAGGAGCCGTGTTTATTCGAGGTATACAAGTTTATGATACAGCAGGATCAGAAATTACAGGAGCTAATAGATGGTTAGAGAAGAAAGATGTAACATATCTTCAAGAGTATCAAGATGTAACAGGTACATCGGCAGCTCAAGGTCAACCTAAATATTATGCTATGTTTGGTGGTGCTACAGGAGAGTCTGACACTACATCAGGTAGAATATTTGTAGCCCCAGTTCCAAACACAACTTATAGATTTAGAGTGCATTTTAATAAAGCTCCTGATCTTTTAGAGGGGGATGGTACTAACTACATTAGTATGAATTTTCCAAATGGGCTGTTATATTGCTGTCTATCAGAGGCATATGGATTTTTAAAAGGCCCAATAGATATGTTGACACTTTACGAAAATAAATATAAACAAGAAGTACAGAAGTTTGCTAACGAGCAAGTTGGTAGAAGACGAAGAGATGACTACACAGATGGCGCTGTTCGTATACCAGTAACTTCAGCAAACCCGTAGGAGATTATTATGGCAAATACAAGCGCAATATGTTCAAGTTTTAAACAAGAACTTTTACAAGGTAAACACAGTTTTGAATCTTCAGGTGGCCACACTTTTAAAATTGCATTATTTGATAGTGATGCAACTTTAGGTGCTTCTACAACAGATTATTCAACATCAGAAGAAATTACAAATACATCTGGAACTGCATATACTGCAGGTGGTGCAACTCTTACTAATTCAGGGGTATCATTATCTTCAACAACAGCATTCACAGACTTTTCAGATGTAACTTTTACTTCTGCATCTTTCACTGCAAACGCTGCACTAATTTATAATACGACAACAGATGGTGGTTCAGGCACTACTGATGCTGTTTGCGCGATTGCATTTGGTGGTGACAAAACAGCGAGTAATGGAACTTTTAAAATAGAATTTCCAGCAGCAGCAGCGACTACAGCAATCATTAGACTAGCATAGGAGGCCGACCATGTCGGTATCTTCAGGATGGGGCAGGTTTACCTGGGGCCAAGCGTATTGGAATGAAGATACGACTTTTAAAACAGGTTGGGGTGCACAAGCTTGGAATGATGGTGAGTGGGGCGAACTCAAAGATGTAACGATATTTCCAACTGGTTTATCAATAACATCTAATGTTGGTTCAGTAGACGTTCCAGATCAAATAATTACACCTACAAGTTTTGAAATTACAGCTTCTCAAGGAGAGGCTTTTGTTCCTGTTGTATTAGAAACAAGTTTATCTGCATCTTTTTCTATCGGTTCAGTGTCCGTGGTCGATATGCAGGTAGGATTGACAGGTCAATCTATAACAAGTTCGGTTGGATCTCTAACAGTAAACGACCTGACTATTGGTTTAACAGGTCAAGAGTTTACTGCAAGTCAGGGAACAGCAGTGATACCAAACGAAACAGCAATTGTTTCTGGTTTAGCGATCACTTCTGAACAAGGAACCGCAGTCGCAAGTTCTACGACAGAAGCCTCTTTAACTGGTGTATCTTTTAGCGCCAGTGTTGGTAGTGTTACAATACCAAATGATGTAGTTCAATTATCTGGAGTATCAGCAGAATTTAGTTTAGGAAGTATTATAGGATTGGGTGGTGCTATAGTTCAACCATCAAGTTTAAGTATAACTCCTAGTGTTGGCTCTTTAACAATAGAAGAAGGTCTAGGCTTAACTGGTCAATCGTTTAGCGCTAGTGTTGGCTCTCTTTCTATAAACGATATAACTATTGGATTAACTGGTCAATCAGCAACATTTAGTATTGGAGCTGTAGATATATTTGCTTATGGCGATGTTGACACTGGCTCAAATACGTCTTATAGTAATGTTTCAACAGGTTCGAATGACTCTTATTCGGATGTTGCAACTGGATCAAATACAAGTTATAGTGACGCTGCATAGGAGATAAAATATGGCATCAACATACACACCATTGGGTGTAGAACTTCAGGCAACTGGTGAAAACGCAGGAACTTGGGGTACAAAAACTAATACAAATTTACAAATCATCGAGCAAATATCTGGTGGTTACACAACTCAAGCTGTCTCCGATTCAGGAGATACAACTCTTTCAGTATCTGATGGTTCAACTGGTGCAACTCTTTCTCACAGAGTTATAGAATTTACAGGATCTCTTACAGCATCTAGAAATGTTACAATACCTTTAGATGTACAAAACTTTTATTTTTTAAAAAATGCAACGTCAGGATCTCAAAACGTTGTATTTAAATATGCAACTGGTACAGGAACTTCTGCTACAGTTGCAAACGGTAAAACTGTAATCGCATATGCAAAAGCAGATGATGGAACTAATCCAAATATTTCTACAATATCTTTAGCAAGTGATCTTGTTGATGATACTACACCACAATTAGGTGGTAACTTAGATACTAATTCTTTCATGATAGACTTTGACGATGCTCATGGTCTAAGAGATGAAAATGGAAATGAACAATTATTCTTTAGCACTACAAGTTCAGCTGTAAATTATTTAAATGTCACAAATGCTGCTACAGGAAATGATCCAAAAATAAGTGCATTAGGAGATGATTCAAATATTGATTTAGCTATTTCACCAAAAGGAACAGGTGAAGTTGTAGTTGGTACAGGATCAGCTGCTGCAACAATCACATCAAGTGGTGCATATGATCTTAGATTAGATACAAACTCAGGAACAAATTCAAGTTATATTAATATAATTGATGCAGCCAATGGTAATATACAATTATATCCAAATGGAACAGGTTTAACTGAAATTGCTGGTGGAACAAACGCTGGAACAATTCAGCTTAATTGTGAATCTAACTCTCACGGGATTAAGCTTCAATCACCTCCACACTCGGCTTCACAAAGCTACACACTTATCTATCCTACTGGAAACGTAACAGCAGGAACATTTTTAAAAGTAGCAAGTATTACAGGTTCAGGAACAACAGCTGTTGGTCAATTATCTTTTGCAGCAGCAGGGACTTCTTGGCAAGCAGTAAAAACTTCTACTTTCACAGCAGCAGCTGGTGAAGGATATTTTGTTAACACAACAAGTGGTGTTATCACTATGAATTTACCTGCAGGAACATTAGGCGATGAAATTGCGTTTATTGATTATGCAGGTACTTTTGATTCTAACACATTTACAGTATCTGCAAATGGTTCAGAAAAAATTCATGGATCGACAGATGATTTAACAATTTCAACAGAAAGAGCAGCGAATACACTTGTCTTCACAGATTCAACACAAGGTTGGTTGCTGAAGAATAATTAATTATGGCAGATTATAAGGATATCGTTGGGACGGCAGTCCGAAATAATGCAGGTAATGTACCTGCTGATCAACAAGATCAGATATTTTTTGATACAACAAATATCGATTTTAAATATTTATTTCCAAATGTATTAAGTTCTTGGCGAACTGGTAATAATGTAAATAGTCCTAGAGTTGAAACAAAAATGGGAGGGATTCAAACATCTTCCATACTTTTTGCTGGTGATGCACCAGGAGGAGATTCAGCTTTAGCAGAAACTTATGATGGAATTTCTTTTACAGAAGTTGCAGATTTAAACACAGCTAGAAAACAATTAGGTGGCACTGGTAGTAGTAGCACAAACGCTATAGCTTTTGGTGGAGACAAACCTGGAAGTCCTTCTCTTGTAGCATTAAGTGAAAGTTGGAATGGTTCTAGTTGGACAGAAGTTGGTGATCTTAATACTGCAAGAAATAATTTAGCTGATTCAGGAGCAAGTAATACATCTGCATTAGCTTTTGGAGGAGGCGCTCCAGGTAATGTGGCAAATACAGAACAATATGATGGCTCAACGTGGACAGAGGTAGCAGACTTAAACACTGGAAGAAGACTTGCTGCTGGAGGTGGAACAGTTACCTCAGCTCTAGCTTGGGGAGGAATAGATGCTCCTCGTGCACTAACAGAATCATGGAATGGTTCAACATGGACTGAAGTAGGAGATCTAAATACCGGTAGATATAATTGGCAAGGTGCAGGAGAAAGCAACACTGCAGCAATATGTGGAGGTGGATATACCGGAACAGCAAATAGTGCAAACTCAGAATTATGGAATGGAACAAGTTGGTCAGAACAAAATAATATTAGCTCTGCTAGAAATGGTTTTGGATCCGCAGGAACTTCAACAGCAGCAGTTATAGCGTCTGGACAACCTTCTTCTGGAACAGAAGAATGGACAAAAGACGCTGCTGTCGGAGCATGGGCAACAAGTGCTGATATAAACACTGCAAGATATTCTGCAGGAAATAATGGGACTGTGCCCTCAGCATTAATTTATGGTGGATTAGATCCATCTCCTTCATACAGAAATATAACAGAATCGTGGAATGGAACTAGCTGGACTGAAGTTAATGATTTAAATACAGCTAGAGATGGTATATATTCAGCGGGTGCCGCTAATACGACTGGTTTAGCAACTTGTGGAAGAACATCTAATCCTACTGTTACAAATATATGTGAGTCTTGGAATGGTTCTAGTTGGACTGAGGTAAACGATGCAAATGCAGCAAAAGCACTAGGAGGAAGCTGTTCTGGTTCTCCTTACACAGCTGCATTACTTTTTGGAGGTGCTGGTATCCCTTTACCTAATTCAACCACAGTTAATACAGAATCTTGGAATGGAACAAGTTGGACAGAGGTTAATAATCTCAACGCTAGCAGATATTATGTTGGTGGTGTAGGTAATCAAACTTCAGCCCTGTGTTATGGTGGTTACTCTGCACCTTTAGGGTATGTATCTAGTAATGAACTTTGGAATGGAACTAGTTGGACAGAGGTTAATAATTTTACTGCTCCCGCTTCAGGATCATTTGGAAATGCAGGAGCAAGTAATACCACTGCACTTAAGTTTGGTGGTTCACCTGGCCCTGGTTATAAAAATTTTGTAGAGGATTGGAACGGGGCAAGTTGGCAAGAGACAACTGATATACCTAACGGCTTTGTCAGTGGTATGAGTGTTGGTGTCTCTACTAGTGCACTTGGAATTTCAGGTCTTAGAGCACCTTCAAGTTCATATCCAAATCCAGCAGAGACTTTAGAATTTACTTCACCTTCAAGTGTAATTAAGGTATTAACAGATTAAGGAGGAAACTATGGCAAAAACATATCAATACTGTGTAGCAGAAAACTGGGGTAAAGGATTTATCGATCACGAGGAATCTTTTAGAATCACGTTTAAAGGCTATCCAGGTAATGTTTGGCAGGTTCCTGCATATAACAAACATGCTAATCTTTGGATTGCTAAAGTAGCGGGCACAGTCAAAACAAAAGACGAAGCTCAAGCATTGGTTGATGCAGAAATTCAAGCAGCACAAGCTGCGTGGGATGCTCTGACAGACGAAGAAAAAGCTGATCCGACGAGACCTAGACCTGCTGATATTATATTGGAGGATTAAAAATTTAGATGTCAACTTATAAAGAAATAAGAGGACTTAAAGTTCGGGATTATACCACTAACCCTGATAACCCGATAGAGGGACAGCTATGGTATAATAAAACTGATCAAGTCGCTAGATATAGAATACCAAATGTCGTCTCTTCTTGGAGAACTACCAATTCTTTAAACACCGCTAGAGATGGATTAATAAGTGGTCTTGGAATACAAACCGCTGCATTAGCAGTTGGTGGATCACAGACTGTAGCTAACACTGAGCAATATAATGGAACTTCTTTTTCAGAGGTTAATGATTTAAATACGGGAAGAAAAAATGGAGCAGGAACTGGAACCACCACAGCAGCGTTAGCATCTGGAGGAGATACGGGTCCTACTGGTAGTGGAGGTCATGGTGTTACAACTGTTGAATCTTGGAATGGAAGTTCTTGGACAGCAGGAACAGCTATTAATACCGCTAGAAATGGATTAGCGGGTGTTGGACCCTCGACAGCAACTTTAGTTTTTGGAGGATATGATAATCCAGACTATAATACACAAACTGAATTTTGGAATGGAAGTAGTTGGACAGAATTAAATGATTTAAATACAAAAAGATCTGGATTAGGTGGATCAGGGATATATACAGCAGCGTTAGGTTTTGGTGGTTCGGGTCCAGGTAATAAAGCTAACACAGAAAGTTTTAATGGAACAAGTTGGACAGAGGTTAACGATTTAAATAGTGCAAGGGGTAGTGGTGCTGCTACAACATCAGGCACTCAATCATCCGCATTATATTTTATGGGATATACATCCACGCACGTTGCTTTAACCGAAGAGTGGGACGGAAGTAGTTGGACAGAAGTTAATGATTTAAATACTGCAAGATATCTTGGACAAGGATGCGGAACTGCAACGGCTGGATTAGCTTATGGTGGTTATTCAACAACTACGGTAGCATCTGCAGAAGAATGGACAACAGGTAACTCTGTAGGAGCATGGTCTAGTGGTGGAAATTTAAATACTGCTAGATTTGGTGCCC